GAGATGGCAGAGGAGAAAATTGCTGAACGTATTGATGCAAACCTTCTGAACACAAACATCAAAGAGATTGTTGAACTACCAAAACAAATCTTTGATACTAAGGTAAATAACCTTGTAAAGAAAACTCAAGGTAAGTTAATTATTAAAGAGTATCCTACTGCAGGTGCACACAGTGGTCACTTCAAAGCATTACTTAATGAACTTGCTTTGAAAAAGTCTTTCAAACCTGATATAATATTCATAGATTATCTAAACATATGTGCATCCTCACGTTACAGAGCAGGTAGTAATGTCAATTCGTATTCCTATATTAAAGCGATTGCTGAAGAACTCCGTGGTCTTGCAGTTGAGGCTAATGTACCTATCGTCTCCGCCACTCAGACGACTCGTTCTGGTTTTGCTTCTAGTGATGTTGACCTTACTGATACGTCTGAATCCTTTGGTCTGCCTGCTACTGCTGACCTCATGTTTGCTCTTATCTCGACTGAGGAACTTGAGGAGTTAGGACAGATAATGGTTAAGCAACTTAAGAATAGATACAATGATCCTACTGTCAACAAACGTTTTATCGTGGGTATTGACAGAGGAAAGATGAGGTTGTATGATTGTGAACAGTCTGCTCAATCAGATATTATCGACAGTGGAGAAGAAGAGCAGGTAGAAGATTCTAAATACTCTAAGAAATTTCAATCCCTTAAATTTTAATTATGCCTAGTTACACAAACCAGGTGCTTGGAAATGATCCCTTGAACATTGGGATTCCTGAACCAACACCACCCAAACGTCCAGAGAAACCACCTGAAGTAAAAATATATGATACACCATCAACAGGTGTTAGCACCGAGAAATACTTGGAGTTTGTTAATGCTGTCACTTCTGACGAGAGTAAACATGATGGTCATTTTCAAGATCGTCTAAAGAATCTAAAGTCAAAAGGTTTTGATACTAACAGATATATCACTGCTGCTGTAGGATTATGTGCAGAGTCAGGTGAGTTTACTGAAATTATAAAGAAGATTGTTTTTCAAGGTAAAGAACCTACTGAAGAAAACCTCTTCCATCTGAAACGTGAACTAGGTGACATCATGTGGTATGTTGCTCAGGCATGTATGGCACTTGATGTTTCTATTGATGAAATCATTGAGATGAATGTAGAGAAACTCAAAGCACGTTATCCTGGTGGAGAGTTTGATGTACACCATTCTGAAAATCGTAAAGAAGGAGATTTGTAATGTTAACTAGACAAGTAGAAGATTCATTAAGAGCAGCACAAGAACACTTAAGAGATGCTCTTGCATTTGCAGCACGAGGTGAGAAACCTTACGTATCAAAACACATAGGTTGTTTCCTAGCAGACATTGAAAACCTAATAGATGCACAAGATCTCATAGAACAGATGAGAGACAAGTTAGATGCACTACCTGATGATGCTAAATAGTTGAGTAGAATACTTAAAGATCATGAGCAGATTTTCAGATTTAGTTGGTGGCAAACAAGTTTTGACAGAAGTAATGCCGACTCCAGTGGTAGAGGAACCACCTAGACCAGAGGAAGAGGTAGCAGAATTTATTGCAGAATCACCTGTAAACTTTAAGTCTATGTCAAAAGACGAACTTGAAGACTATGGACGTACCGTAGGTATAGAGTTAGATAGACGACACAACAAGAGAAAATTAATTAAAGAATTAGAAGAACACTTAAAGGGGTAATCACCCCTTTTTTATTTTATTAGATTCCAATGGCAAAAGAATATTTCTCTTTAAGTAGATCTAAAATTTTGAATAAAGCTAGACCTTATCCAAAATTTAGAGAAACTATAATGAACATTCTTAAGAATGCTCCTATGAAAAAGGCAGGATTCATTGGTGATGCAAATTGGGAAGGTGGTAATAAAGTTTGGACAATAAAAGTTTCTGATCAGAATTTTTCTCATATTGTAAACACTTTGGGTGCTGACAAAGGGAAGAAAAGTATGGTCAAAGGCAGCCTCAAGGCAATGACTTATGAATTAGCAACAGGTAAAGTCCTCAATAAAAAGTTAGAATCAATTAAAGTAAGGTTTAGATCAAGTGGTAAAATACAACAGTCTACAGCAAGTACAGAAGAACAAGAAAAAGGAAGTGCATATATTTTTGATAGGGTAGTAACCAAAAATGTAAGATATAAAACTTGGGAAGACATTGTTGCAGATGTTGATGCATACGATGCCTTAGTAAAAATTTTTAGAGGAGATGTTCCTGACAGTTGGTTAATAAGTTACTTTGCACAACAAAAAGTATTACTGAAAGAAGTGCAACCACCAAGTACAAGTAAGTTTGATCATAGTGGTGGAGGATCTTTCATGACTTATATTACAAACTTATGTTTAAAAAATTTCAATACTCAACTTGGTCTTGGTGGTAAAAAAGATAGTTGGAACCCTGCTGATATATGGATCGTGAATGGTAGTCAGTCACAAATCAAACAAGAATTAGAACAATCTACCACAACTATACATGAACTTAATAGTACATTAAGACAAATGTATCATGATAAAAGAGTGATGGGAATATCTTTGAAGAAAACTGGAAAGGTAGCATATTATGAAAAAGTTAATTTAGAAAAAGATGGTTTGATTCCTAATACTAAAGATTATAATTTTCCTGCTCCAATGAAAAATTTTACAGCAAATTTTAGAATTGCTAGTGGTGAAGATATGTTTACTCAGGATGTTAAAATAACTATTGAGGGTGGTGGGAAAACATTTGTTTTCCAAATAAAGGCTAACAGTTCTGATGCTAAAGATGGTAGTAATTTAAAATTTGAACCAACTGCAAAGGGTTCTGGAACTGCTAGACTTGGTAAAGCACCTGTTGATAAAGTTACTGAGATACTTTCAAAAGATCCATTCAATAAAACTTTTGTAAATGATTATAATGAATATCCCAAAGACAAAAAAGAATTTGAAGATAATAAGAAAAACAAAGGTGAGCAATACTTTAGGAAAGTTTTGACTAGTTTATTATCCGAAATAGATACTGACATGAATGATGTTAATGATGTGATTGATAATATAAAGACATCCTTTGGTGGTGCTAAAGATAGAGGAACTAATACCAGATGTAAATTGATGGGTTTAGATTTCTTTTATCAATGCTCTCAATTAAAAGATAAAGATAGAAGAGAGTTTATAACTGATATGATTTTCTTAGCACAGAAAAAAGCATTTGCAAAAGTTGATTACTTTGGTCCTTTTGGAAAGATCTATTAGTGCCACTATATAAAGTGTCTACATATGCCTGTACAATGGCATCAAATGCTGCTATAATAAGGATATGAAAAACACCCACCTAGAACATATAGAAGATGAGATCCTTAACAGAGGGTCTAAAGGTGGTAGAGATGTTATTGATTTTCTAGAGGACATTGGTAAGTTTCTTCACCAACGACCAAACGAAATCAACATCACTACCAAGTGGGATGGTGCGCCTGCAATTGTTTGTGGAACAGATCCTGAGACAGATAAGTTTTTTGTAGGCACCAAGTCAGTATTCAATAAAACTAATGCTAAAGTATGCTATTCGGACGGTGACATTGACAAATATTATACTGGGCAACTTGCTTCTAAACTTAAAGCATGCCTTAGGCACCTTCCTAAACTCGGTATTGAAGGGGTCGTCCAAGGTGATCTCCTTTTTACAAACGACAAAAAATTATTATCTATCGGTGGAGACCGAGTTATTAGTTTCACTCCTAATACTATCACTTATACCATTCCTCTTGGTAGTTACCTTGCTAAAAAGGTATCCAAGGCGGTATTGGGGATCGTATTTCATACGGAATATCGTGGTGACTCCTTATCTTCGATGGATGCAAAGTTTGGATTCAGAAAGAATATTCAGGATCATGAGGATATCTTTGTTCCCTCTGCGAATTTTACTGACTCTGTTGGTGCTTCTAGGTTTAGTGCTGTTGATAGGTTGAAGTTTGCTGCTCTAGTTTCACGTTCTCGTGGATCTCTAAAGCAAGCATCACTCTTTTTAGATTCGATGCAAAAGTCAGACTATGCAATGCCAACAATATTCAAAAAGTTTTTCAACTCATATGTCAGAGAAGGTAAGACACTAAAGAGTGCATCTGTTGTTGTTCGTGACTTCTCTAGGTATTATGCATCTGTTCTAGACAAAGAAGTTTCTTCTAAGAAGAGCAAATCTGGTAAGGATAAATATATACGTATCAAAACACTTGGTCTCAGGTTTATTGAGAAAAACCAAAGAAGCATTTATATGACAATTGCTTCTCACATGAACATTACACAAGCAAAAAACTTTATCATTCGTAGACTTGAACGTGCAAAATCTATAGGAACTTTTGTTCGTATCAACAATGGATATAAAGTAACTACTCCTGAGGGGTTTGTTGCTATCAAGAATGGTCGTGCAATCAAACTTATAGATCGTTTTGAGTTCAGTAGAAACAATTTTACAGTAGCAAAAAACTGGGATAAGAA